AATAACAACTATATTAATAACAATAACAACTATATTAATAACAATAACAACTATATTAATAACAATAACAACTATATTAATAATAATTTAAACACATTAAAGTGTAATATGTTAATATGTATTTAACTATACCAACTACTGATTTTGAAATAAATAATGTAATCATAAGTGATAAATCCAAAAACAATATAATTGAAAATAGTTTTTTTTACAGAATGTATTATTCAAATTCCGTGTTTTCAACCAATGGTATTTATATAAAATTTAACTTGTATGATTTAGACGTAGAAGAATATTACAGTAAAATCAAGTGTAATTTTTCACGATACGACGAAAGAAATAAATTAGCAATACGTCAACTTACTAATATAGAGCACCAGATATTGAAAAATTATATCCAATTGACCCAAAATCCGGTATACACAATACGCGAACAACTAATGAATTATTACATAAAACTATATCACAAAGACACAAATCGTATTATAGGACGGTCATCTAAACTAACTATTATTCTTAAAATATCCGGATTATGGCTTACTAACAAAGAACACGGATTAACATTTCGTTTTATTATAGTGGATTCGAAATAACGTATATTGATATAATGTAATATAATGAATTATATTGTATTATGTATTATTTGTAACTATATTTATCGACCTTTTTCTTTTCAATATCGACTTTGACGTCATAAATTAAAAATGCGGTAATAACGCCTATTAATATAGTAATTTCGCCAAACAATGGTTTTTCCATAATAGTTCTAAAAATAGTCATTAATAATTGTGCGGCAATTGATATAATTACAGTTGTATTTTTTGTTTTAAAATTCTTGGGAATTTCTTCACTAATAAATAGTGCCGGCGACTTCATAACGATTAATAAATAAAAGACTAACTGTCCTATAATGATAAATATGTCAAAACTATTGTAAATAGAAAGAAATACCTTTTTAATAATATTTATTACACCCGCACTTTCCTTAAATGCTTCTGATAATTCTTTAGCAAACCGAAGCGTATTTCCAAGAAACACCAGTCCAATAATACCCAAAAACCCAATAACAAACCCAAATAGAGTATTGTTTATTTTAAACACAAATAGAATAGATACAATTGTATTAATTATAGTAAGAGCAACTAAACCCAATCCAAATTTATTCATGATATATTACGATTAGATATTTTATTAGGTTAAACGATATAAATTTAAAAATAATATATATATTAAATTTATATAATAATGCACCCTATAATAAAACCAGGACAAAATTATGTAATGCGCAAAGAAGTGATATCGATACATGGGATAGACAAAGACGTATCCAAATGGCCAACCAATAATGAGTTTGAAATATCTCTCCCTTATCCTATCCAAAATGTAAGTTATATAAAGTTAAAAGACATTACACTTCCCAATTTTTTACATAACATAAGTGAACGAAAACAAAATTCTAAAATGCGAATTCAATACGCCAATCCAACGTTTGGATCGGGTTTAGACATTAATACGCACACTGGCGACGTTACAGAAACCATACAAGTCCCTGATGGTTATTACACACCAGTAAAACTAGCCAATACGATTCAAAATGTTCTTAATCGTTCTATGTACAATCAATTTGATCTTGAACCATTTAAGGTGAAATACAATGAAATTACCAATAAAATTTTGATTGGTGTAACCGAAGGACAATTTAAATTGTTGTTTACATACAAACATACGTTTACAAGTGGTTCCAACTGTATTTACAAACCTAAATTCACAAATTATATGGATTGGGGATTGGGTAGTATTTTAGGATATGAAAAGCAAGATTATACAGGTACCATTTTTGATGTAGCAACCGCAGATCGTTATACACAATTAAAAACAGGATTAACATTAAACAACGAGACAGTTGCTTGGTTGATACCATCCAAACAACACAGTTCAGCAAAAACAACGGTTGCATATTTGAAATCTCCTCATGCGGTTAATACACAGAAATACGATGCGATGTATGTTGAATTAGACCAACACAACTATATTAGTGAAATACAACCATATTCAGACAATACAATTTCTAGTTTCAATAACGACTTGGTATTTAAAAACAATAGTGCTTTTGCTAAACTTTCTTTGGTAAAAACAAATATCGTTCAATCGTCGATTGTTGCCGACCAAATGTTTCATATGATATCGTTTAATTCGAGTGAAATAACCAGTAATTCCCATAATTACACCCCTCCTATTAAATCATTGAGCAAACTAAAATTTAAGTTTCGCCACCATGATGGAACTATGGCGGAATTCGATAAATCATCACCATCACTAACTTTAGAAATAGGATGCTTAATGGAAGAATACAAACAAATTGGGACAATTCGAAATCAATATTAAAATTCCCAAAATAAGTATAAAAATAAACGCACAAAAATAATAATTTTAAACATAAAATAAAATTTTAACTGGAGTGTTCGTTTTAAAATAAAAATCATTTCTTAAAAATAATATATTTTAAGAAATGAACTTAAAAAGAAGTATCAATAATAGATTATAAGATGCCAAAGAAAGTTTCCAAGAAAACCAAAGCCCCCACCACTGCCCCTGCTTCTGTAAAAGCAGCAGCAGTTAAATCAGCAGCAGTTAAATCAGTTGCTAAGACTGTTAGTAAGACTGTTACTAAAGCAGCTGCTCCAGTTGCAGTTGCTGCTCCAGAAACGGTAGAGGTTCCTTCTCTAGCCGAACAATTTACGGATTTGCTAAGTCAGTTGTCTTCGTTGCGAACTCAACTCTCTTCTGTAACCACTCAAGCACGTGTTCTTGCGAAGCGTTCGGAACGCGAATTGAAGCAAGCACTAAAGGCCAGTAAGAAGAAGCGTAAGACTGGTAGTAAGGAACCAAGTGGGTTCACTAAACCAGCACAAATTAGTTCAGAATTGGCTGCTTTTCTAGGAAAGGCAGTAGGAACTGAAATGGCGCGCACTGAAGTAACAAAGGAACTACAAAAGTATATTCTTAGTCATAAACTTCAAGATCCAGCAAACCGTCGAAACATCAATGCCGACGCTAAGTTGCGCAAGTTGTTGGGAATGAAGAAGTCGGACAGTCTTACTTACTTTAATCTCCAGAAGTGGATGAAGCCACACTTCAAGACCAGGACTCAGTCTGTTTAACTTATTCTTATACAAACAATCAAATCCATATCTTACTGAATTAAATAAAAATTAATTATATTTATAGTAATATCATTATAAATATTATCAAATCAACATGCTTGCACTACGGGAATTGGAGGATAAATAAAGTTATCTTGTTCTAATAATTTATATACTTTATCAGTATCCATATAACTAGATACAATCCCCGTTTTGTCAAATAAGTTATCTGGTATGTTATACATATCATATACTTTCTGCAAATAATCACTTTCTTTTTTTAACATAAATAATTTGGTCATAACATATTCAATAAATGTGACATAATTATGCAACTGCTGTTGTTTTTCATAATAATAAGTTTTGTATAATTTGTAATATTCAAATACATTTTTAGTGTGTAAATTATAATCGTTCTGTGACAATATACACATCCATTTAAAGTCATCGAAATTCATATTTAAACTTTGTAATACCATATCCAAATCATATTGAAGGCAAGTTCCATTTACAATATCCAAGTTTCTATATACATATTTTGATTTATATACAAACATATCCATGTCATCGGACAAACACCCGTCTTTACATATAGAATGAACCAATTTACCACATATTTGGTCTGCTTCATTTACGGCAACATAATATTTCATACCATAATCGTATAATAATTGTTTAATGCGGTCAATATCTTCTTTTTTAACACGTGTAAATGACTTTTTCAATTCCAACAATTGACTTTTGTTTGTTTTGATATAATCTTCTGAATAATTATCAATGATATCATAATACTTTTGTTTCGCGATATATTTTTGTTTACTACGTTGAGAAAGGGTTTCCATTTTAATCTGAGTAGGCCGACCATCAAATACAAATATTGCGTCAATACTATAATGATTAATAATACTACACAATTTAAATATATTTGTAAGTAACATGTCTTGAGATTTATATTTATACAAGTATATACTGATATCCACAACAATAGATTTGCCTTTTAAGTCGCTTAAATTAATGATTTTAACTGCCTTGGTGGCATATTGTTTCATTAATTTATTAAGTAGTTTGATTCCCATTGTAAGATGATTATGATTTTTTAATAATAATCATTAATATTATTTTAATATCAATTTTATTGTGTATATACCACAATGTATTTTATACCTAAATTTGTGTTTTCCTTGTTTTACTACGTGGTTTCTTTTTTTTACGTTTTGTTTTTTGCCTTGCTTTCCCTTTTCGACGAGTAGTTTGTTTTAAGGAAGGGTTAAAATTTTCTTCCACGTGCCATTTCATTAATTCCTCCGGATCTCCTGTCCATCTTCCTTTGTATGATTTTGCCATACGATTCGTCTTTACATTGGGATGTTGTTGAAATGGACCCGTCGCTGATAATACTGCTACGGCAGTTAATAACGATGCCATAGCATTTGATAGATTGCCCTTGCGTATTTCTTTTTTTGACTTTGTCAATAACTTGACACTATGTCCCATAGATACAATCGGTGTTTTTTTTGCATATTCTCTAATAATACTTCTGCTATTTTTTTCATCCAATTGTAATTTTTTAAGATAACTGTTATTTTTTCTTGTAAAACGCATATTGGATTTATTTGTTTTAGTTTTAGATTTGGGGCGTCGGTTTTTCTTAGTTTTAAGATACGATGAAGACATTTGTAATATATATAACAGATATTATATATAATAAATAGATACAATCATACAATTTATATTGTATTTATAGTCATCTGAGTAGTTTGTAGAAGTTTTTGCATGTTTGCGCTTTCTTTATTAACGCTTCTATAAAAACGAAGGTATTGGTTTAAAGTTTTTATCAACTCACCCTCATTATGATATTTTTCAATTAATTTCAAAAAATGGCGAAGGGTTTGAGGTGTTTTGTCAAAATTCAACAGGGAGGTATTATTACTTTTAAAAAAACGAATTGTGTCATTATTATTAAATAACAATAATCCTTTGATAATATAATAGCAAAACACATTTGTTTTTTCCTTGTACAAATTTTCTTTGATGTATTTATCTACATTTTTACTTATTAACATTGAATACGTCATTCCCATATGATTTAACACCTTTGTAATCTGCAACATAGAAAACATTTGTTCTGTCATTAAACATAAATTATAAAACCCCAAACATTCCTTTTTATTGCTTTTCTTCTCTAACATCATAAACCCGTACAACAGACAATTAATATTTGTTGCCCACCATTCATTATAACTTTCGCTGAGTAAAAAATCACTTTTAATACAAAACATTTCGGTTAAATGTTTTTTCACATTAATATCACTTCTTAAGTTAATAAAATCCAAGCATAAACTGTGAAACAACTCATGTATCAAACACTTCAACCACTCTTCTTTTCTATAAATAAGTATTTCACCATCTACATTACAACTGTAAGTAACTGCCGAATTTACGTGTTCTATATTTAATACGCAAAGATTACTCAATGGTAACTTTTTTTCTTTATTTGTTAAATACAAAAATATATTCAGTGATTTTTGATCTTTTTTGTTGGCGTATCCTAATAACATATCAATCATTGATAATACATGGTGTATAGTGTATTTATGTATATCTTGTTTCATAGTTAGGTCATTGACGTTGATTGTGATTTTAATGTCTCTAAGAACGCATGTATAAACAACTACCTTCTCTGTTTTAGAGTAGACTATTTTTCTTAAATCCTTACAACTGTAATGACTATCCAGTAAGTCAGTATTTGGTATGTCGGATGGGGTGTTCGGAACAATCGTTTTAATACGTACCTTATTTTTACGAATCAATGTTTTTACTTTTCTATAAGACTTGTATAAATCATTAAAAAGATTTCCAATTACTTTTTTTTCGGTGGCTCTGGTTTTATTTCGTATGTATAATGTATCCATGTTATCCAATAATACACCTATAATTTCTTCATTAGTGCTCATTTATAATATAAATATAAATAATTTATATTTATATTTATTATTTATATTGTTTTATGATTCATGCTATTTTGATTCATCACGCAACAATTTTCTTATTTTCATTGTGTCATAAAACACAATACTACCTCCTCTGGAAAAGTGAACCAACTTAGCATCATTTGTTAGTAACACCATCTTCTTTAGTTCAGGATTTTGTTTGTATTTCGCAAGTTGTCCATTGTACATTACATCTTCGTTTTTACCATTCATCATAAAGTCGTCGTCCATTATAATATTAGATGGTCTAAATTTCTTTTTATTTACCTTACCGGTTTTACCACCTGCCCCTTTTGCTGCGACCGGACTGATCGAAATATCTGATTTACTTTCCATAGTAAACAACTTATAAAAGTCCATATTTTTTTTCTTGAATTTATTTGCGTGGTAATAATGTTCTACACTTGCCCAAGTATAACCATCCAACTTAAACAATGAAACCACCTTTTTATTTTTGTCCAGGTTTGTGTGAAAATTTGACAATTTGTGTCTCCAATTCTTTATTTTTCCCAACTCAACAAACTCTTGCGCTAATTTTGGAGATATAGTTTCGCCACTACCCTTTCCGGGTGCAACATCTCTAGACTTGCTGTAAAATTGTAAAATGGTACTATCGTCAAACAATGGTTCGTCTTCATCTGTTTTAGATATTGATGGAGTCATCTCTGCTTCATTATCGGATGTAATATCCTCATCGACTTCGCCATCTGATCGAGGCATTGTAGTAGGAAGACCCATATATGTTTGAAATTTGGGGATATAATTATATATAGTTTTTCCTTTAGAACCAGCACAGCGTTCTATCAAATCTTCCCTCAATTTATAAGGAAGTTGATGAAACAACATAGTTCCATTACCATTGTATTTAATTAATTTATAATGGTCGCCTGTATGGTCTACTATTATATAATGTTTTGGATTAAAGTAACCTTTATCTTCTATTTCCTTAAGTGTAAAATCTCCACACGTAACTACTCTCTCTTTTAATCCCATTTTATAGTATTCACTACTTAATACAATCAATTTAATATTCATAATATGTTCAATTCTGGTAATAGAAGACGAGTCTGCCCAAAATTTGCAACTATTGATCATTTTCTTCAAATCTTCTAAGGTTTCAATGCCATCCATAAACTGAAATTCTACTAAGTTACTCTCAGCTACCTTTTTGTCATCCTTGTATTTTTGAAATACAGGTTTAACCGAATCAAATTCGGTTTTTATATTTAATGCTTTGTCTCGCAATATCAATTTGTTGTCCCTATCCGTCTCTTGTTTTGCTTTTGCTGTTATTTTTTTATATTCCTTTGCCAATTCTCCATGTTTTTTTCTTACTTCAATCATCTTATTTGTTAAGTCATTGATCTCATTTGTAATCATATCATAGTTTTCTTTATAGGTATTAAACTGTTCTCGCGTAGTTGATTCACTTAACATTTTCCTGATTTCTGGAACAGTAATAGATATCTTACTTTGTTTTAATCCATCGCGAATAGCCGCAAACAAGCAATCCCCGCCTCCTTCATTATCGAGTATACTATAATTGTTATTTTTATAGAATTCTTCAATCCAGGAAGTAGTTGTCGTGATTTTAAACATGTTTACTATTTCGTCATTTTGTTTTTTAGTTTCTTCTAACTCTAAATAAACTTCATCATCATCTTCGTATATAAATGCCTGTATTTTATCCGTATCGTTTTCTTCTTCTTCTTCTTCTTCATCGCTGTCTGTATCTTCATCGTCATCGATATCTTCCATAAGACCATATTTTTCGATGGTTTCTTGTATGTATTCTTGTGTTACAAATTCAAATAAAAGTGGTCCGTCGATATAAGCAATGTTCAAGTCATTATCTTCATCTAACAATGTAGTATAATTTTCAGCAAGAAACTCGTATATACCTATTTTAATTTGAACATTTTCATTTAATATGAGATAGACAGGAGCAAAATAAATATCGTTATATAAAGATGTATTTACCTTGCCCAAGGAAACATTTACATCCGTATCAAATAATGTAATTCTAAATATAGATACTACTGCTTTTTTATCGTGTTTTTCAACGGATTTATCTTCTTTAAATTTAATATTTTGTATGATATTAGAAACTACCATTATAATTTAAATTAATATTTTATTTATATTAATTTAATATATCAATTTACTACAATTAATTAGTTTATATTTATAAACTTAGAAAGGTATTCATCATTTTGTAGTTCTTCTAGATAAAACCACCGTGTTTTACGATGCTCTACTACAAATTCATTTTCTTGTTGAATTTCAAATTCTATAATATCATCGATGCAGTTTTCTTTTGTTTTTTTTCGTGTAGATAAGTTATAATATTTCATTATATGAATCAAATCCTTTTTTAGGTAATTTATTTCATAGTCCATTTTTAAACATAATATATCATTGTCGTTTACATTATCCGTCTCGTATTCACCATCTGTGTCGTCATATTGTTCTAATGTTTTTTGATATTTGTCATCTACAATTTTTTCAATTTCTTCAAAACAAACACTCCTTAATTTTTCATTATCTCCATCTACAATACGACAGTTCATTAAATAAAAGTATTAATTGTTTTTAATACTTTTATTTTAATAGTTAATCATATAAATTCGTCCGCAAAATCACAACATTTAAACACCGTTTTTTGCGTCAGTCCACAATAAGCACGGGCATTCATATTTGAAATATTCTCTATTTTATCATTTAGTTTTAATTCACACAACGAACCATTGTCGTAAGTGGCAAAAATCAATATATTATTTACTACTTCGTCTAATTCATGTGTTTTTGTTTTATCAGTTAAATACATATCAAATTTAGTCAATAGGTCTATTACTATAGTTTTTATAACACTATAGTCAATTAACCCTTCTATCATAATAAATGTTAAAAATTTACTAAATGCCTTCCTGTTTTCATTGATTTTATTGCAACTACAAAATTCATTGTAATCTTCTTCTGGATCGATATATTTAATCTCCTTAAACAATTCGGTATATGTATCGATATCAACTTTATATACTTCCGTTAAATTATATTTAACAGATAAGTCCTTGTATAGTTTGGCGTATATCTCAGACCAAAAAAAGTTTGTTTTACCAATATCAAATATACAAGTAACTACTTCGGTTAGCATCTTTTTATCTTCTACATCATTATTAATTAAATCAATAATTTCGGTTTTAATGATATCATAATTGTCCTTGGTTAATTTGTTTAAATTACTTCTGATTTTATCAATAATAATATTAGTATCGTCTAGTTTTTTCTCTAATTTGGTAACTTTAAAATTTCGAATTTCATTCCAATTTGCCAAATCATTTTTTTTTGTGTGCTTGTGTTTTTTCTTAAAAATAGGTGTTTTTTGATAATTAGGTGCTCCCACCCTCTTTGCCAAATTGTTAATTAGTTGTATAGTGGTTTGTTTTATTTCTTCTATATCTCCTGCTGTTTCTACATCATAAAAAAATTTCAAATTATATCGGTTTAAGTTATTCGTTGAATTTGAAGGTGTGGACTGTAGCATTATAATTATAATTGCTTATGTATTTAATATATTTTCACACAATAATAATTAAATCAAATAAATAAGTCTTTACTTAAATAAACTTAAAAACATTCTTACTTTTAATATTATTAATGATGACTGAACCGCAACCAACACCAAAACTTAAAAATAATAATAAGTCGTATGAAATTAGTGGATGGGAAGATGAAAATCTTGCCCTAAAACCAAAACTAATTAGGGGTATTTATTCAATGGGATTTGAAATACCAAGTAGTATACAAAAAAAAGCATTGTATCCAATGATACATAATATTAATAATAACCGACATAGAGATATTATAGCACAGGCACAATCAGGAACTGGAAAAACAGGTGCTTTTTCAGTAGGAGCACTTCAGTTGATAGATGAAACATCAGACGACACTCAAGCATTGATTATAGCACCAACACACGAATTAGCAGACCAAACCGTGAAGGTAATAAAGCAATTAGGGCATTATTTGAAAATCCGTTCTATGTTATTGGTAGGAGGGACATCTGTTGATAAAAACAAGTCCGATTTACATGAAATCAAACCTCACGTAGTAGTAGGAACACCTGGTCGGATTCACGATATGATACGTCGGCGATATTTAAAAGTAGATAAAATTAAGATTCTTGTGATTGATGAAGCAGATGAAATGATGTCGTCTGGTTTTAAAGACCAAATGTATAATATTTTTCAACCCCTTCACAATGATATTCAAGTTGCGTTGTTTAGTGCTACTTATTCAGAAGAATTGGAAGAGTTGTCTAAAAGTTTTATGCAGAATCCAACTCAAATTCGTGTAAAAGCAGAAGAACTAACGTTACAGGGAATTGCTCAATATTATATTAATTTGATGGACGATGTACAAAAATACGAAACGGTGAAAGATATATTTGAGAGTCTTACAATTTCACAGGCAATCATATATTGTAATAGCACTCATCGAGTTGATGATTTGGCTGAAGCAATGAAAACCGATAACTTTCCAGTTGAAAAAATACATGGAAAAATGTCAGAACAAGAACGAAAAGACAATTATACAAAATTTAAAAAGGGCGCTTGTAGGGTATTGATTACATCTGATTTATTTGCTAGGGGAATTGATGTTCAACAAGTAAGCATTGTTATTAATTTTGATATTCCCAAAAATGAACATACATATCTTCATCGTATTGGTCGATCTGGACGATGGGGTAGAAAGGGTATTGCTATTAATTTTCAAACCAAGCAAGATAGTGATAAACTTAAGCGATTTTCGGATTATTATCATACTGAAATCGCCGAAATGCCTGCAGATTTTACTGAACACTTAAAATCAACCTAAATAAATAATAAGTAAATATATTATTGTTTGCGTTGTAATATCATCATATTTATAACTTGTATTTATAAATATTATGTTTAATAACTTTTTAGAAATAGACAACTCCGCACTGGAAAAAGAAAATGAAACCGATAGCAAATATAAATTGGTATTAAACCAGATATTTAAACAACCAATTGATTACTGTAAAAAAGTTCATCGTATAGAAAATCATGTTCAGGCAGATTTAGAACTGATTAAAAGCGAAGATAAAGAAAGTGAAAGTGTTTATAACATGTTAGTAGATACGGAAACTGAAGTAGGAAAGGAAATACTACCAAATTTTGCCAGTAAATATTCTACTAACACAAGGTATTTAAAGGAAACACAAAAGTTGTTGAAACATTCATCTGATATTATGTTCGATAAGCATATAATTAATAATATGACTGAGTTTTGGATGAATATCAAATCAAATCGTAATTTTGTAGAAACATATCAGTATTTAGAGTTTGAGCGTTTTAGTTACTTAAACTATTCTACCATATTTTTGACATGGCTTACTATTTTAAATTTATTGTCTCCATTATTACAGGTAATGACACCGGTGTTATTACTTATATTACCATTTTTATTGATGAGAACAGTTAGTAATAATGAAAATATGACATTTTCAAATTATTTTGAGGGATTGAAATATGTATTAAGCAACAATTCATTAGGTAAAATGATTATAAACTTTAACAATGGAACAATACAGCAAAAGTTTCAATGTATTATGTTTGTATCGATGTATTTTTATAATTTATATCAAAATTTTATATCTTGCTACAAGTTTTATAAATCACAGTTTGAAATTCAGCAAAATCTCAATTTAACCAAAGAATATTTAAACTATACCATTCAATCCTATGATTATTTTAGTAATAAAATTAAATATTGCAAATTAAAAGAATATGGTTATAATCGCGAAGGGCGATTTATACAGACATTGAATAAATACAGGGAAAAAACAGCAGAATTATACAAAAAATTCGATTTTGTAAGCGAACACATGGATTACAAATACTGTTCCAATCCTGGTAAAATAATGAAAACCTTCTATGAGTTATATGATTCAACTGAAGTAGACGATGTTATGACTTATTCTTTGGGATTTCATGGGTACTTTGATATATTAAAGTCATTGGTAAGCAAAATTAAAACAAAAACCATACATAAAATAAAGTATACAAAGAAAAACAAATGTAGTTTTAATTCTATATATCATCCGTGTATTAAGGATGTTCCTGTGAAAAACGATATTGATTTTAGCAAAAATAAAATCATAACTGGTCCAAACGCAGCTGGAAAAACAACAATATTAAAGTCAGTTATTGTAAACATATTATTAAGTCAGCGTATTGGTTATGGGTATTTTGATAGCGGTATTATTAATCCATATCGGCATTTTCACTGTTATATAAACATACCGGACAATTGTAGTAGAGATAGTTTGTTTCAATCAGAGGTGAGAAGATGCAAATCTATATTAGATACCATAAAAAAACATCCAAACGAAAGACATTTTTGTGTATTTGATGAATTATATTCTGGAACCAATCCATACGAGGCTATTTCTAGTGCTACATCATATTTAAAGTATATCAATCAATACAACAATGTATCATTTGTATTAACAACACACTTCATGAAAATATGTAACTTACTCAAACATGAAACACGAATAGAAAATTGCCATATGAAAACCGATCAAGAAAATGATACATTAACTTATTTTTACAAAATGATTTTAGGAATATCTGGTATACGTGGTGGGATATCCGTTTTAAGGCAATTAGATTATCCAGATACTATTGTTAATGCTGCTAAGCAAATATTAAAAACCATTTGATTCGTTAAAATTTATGATTAAATATATGTATTGATATAAAATTATGTTTAGTAAAGAAATTGTTTTATCAGTAGGATTGACGTTATGTTCGACTATATTGATTTATTTATATGTAAAGTCAAGAGTAAATAGTCTTGAAAATAAAGTTAACTCGTTAATACAAATTATACAAAGTCACGGACAATTATCTCATGGAGATTCTCATGTACAAATGGCCGGCGACAGACAAACAGATTATGAAAAAATAGTAGTATCGGATGATGAAGACGATAGCAGTGATGAAGAAAGTAGTAGTGGGGAAGAAGATGATGAAGATGATGAAGAAGAAGAAGAACCCAAAGTAATGATGACATTGGAACCTAAAGACGAAGAATCAACGGTTGATATCGAAGTACATGAGGGTGACCTAGCGGGTAAAGAAATATTGGAGTTGACTTCTCCACACGGACTTCATGATATGGTTGAACATGTTGCATCGTCCGAAGAAGATGGACTTGATGATATGGATGATTTAGATGAAAATTTAGAAGAAGAAACGGTAGAAGATTATTCTAGTATGGGTAAAGTAGAATTAAGAAAGTATTGCGAGAGTAAGGGATTTGAAACAAAGGGGAAAAAGAAACAAGAACTACTTGAATTATTGAACCAATAATCACATTCATTAATTTAGTTTATAAAAATATCATAATATGGTTTAATAAAATATCATAATATAATATATTAATAATGAGTTGGAGCACATGTTATAAGGGTTCAAATAATATTTATTCTGATTTTCCAGCAATGATGAGCGATGGACGAATTCATACGGAGAATGAAACTGCTTGTGATATCAACAATCAACTACAGAAAAGTGTTGGAATCACAAACAATTATGATTACAGACAGTATCTAATGAATAACGGGTTGGATATTATGTCTCAAAACATGGAATCATCTCAAGGATGTTCCAATGTAAAAACATTTTCGGATGTAGTAGCACATGGGAAGTATCTATTTAAAAGTATGTCCGATTCAACTACTCCATTTGGTTATGAAAAAACAGATTTAAAAAATCTGTACTTGTCTAGAAAACAATTGGAAAGTAAAATGACTGCTCCATTTGTTACACAAGAAGAATTATTAAAACAACGTGCTGGTAAATAATTTAGTAAATTACCAATATGTAAATAAAGTAATTAAATTATTATAATTTTAAAACAATAGATTATAATAATTATAATATAAATGAAATTAATTAGTATAGATGTTGGAATGAAGAATTTAGCATATTGTTTAATGGAAGTAAATACGAATGACTCTTCTGGTTATATAAACAATAATCTAAATTATAAAATTATAGATTGGAATGTTATAAATTTAACAGATTCAGACAAATATATTTGTAAATGCTTGATGAAAAATAATAAGGAATGTAATAAAAAGGCAAAGTTTTTTAAAAATACAACCTATTACTGTAAAACACACGCAAAACAAAGCAGTCATACAGTTCCAACCGATGAATTAAATATAAAAAAATTGGACAAACGACTGGTTTCGGAATTAAAACAATATATAAAAAAATATAACATATCCATAGACCCTTCTATTAAAAAACATACCAAATCGGTTTTATTGGATGCTATCAAAAAGGAGTTAATTAATAATTATTTAATGCCTGTTGTGATAAAAAAAACCAAATCTATTAGTTTAGTGGATTATGGTATTGCTTTAAAGGAAAAATTCACAGATACATTTAATTATGAAGAAGTGGATAAGGTTATTATTGAAAATCAAATAGGTCCATTGGCATTGCGAATGAAAACATTACAAGGAATGATAACTCAACATTTTATCGAACAGGGAATCGAAGACATTGAAATGATTAGTGCTTCGAATAAATTAAATCAAATGGTTGGGAATGGGAAAAAAACGTGTTATAGTGAGCGGAAAAAAGCAGGTATAAAATATACTCTAGGGGATTTAAATACACACAGTGAAATTTCATCTTGGTTTGAACATTTCAGTAAACATAAAAAAAAAGACGATTTGGCAGATTGTTATTTGCAAGGAAAATGGTTTATTTCTACACTTAAGATGCAATCTAACAATAAAAAATAACAATAAATAACCGTTGTATAATTAGTTTAATTATTATATTAAATACGTAATAATTAAATAATAGTGCGGATTACTTAAAATTAAAAGTTCTAGATAAAACATAAGTATGAGTATTGAACTTAAATTATCAGAAGAAGTAATGCCGGGTCCAACCGTTGTTCCAATTAGTAGCGGTGGTCAAAAATCGGTTAATTTTGGACCAGGAGCAGAAATGCTTATGAATCCGAGTAAGCAAAATAAGTCAAGTGAACAAAAATCTGACATTAAATTGTCAGAAATCAATGATTTGGAAGACATTGATATTGGTGACGGACGTGCTCCTAATAGTTCTGTTAGTAAGGGAGATTTTTTGTTAAACGCCGTGTCCAATCTTTCGGATGACGCACCAATCAAATTAAACATCGATTCTACATCTTTGAATGATATTGGTATTTCCAATGGAACTGGTCCATCGTTGATGGGAAATTTAGGGAAAACACAGTCCAGTGATGGATTTAAAAGTTTTACCGATATTCCAGTGAATCCAGAAACAAGGGTTCCCGAAAAACCCCGACTAACTGGAAAAGATTTGCTGAAGGAAAAGTTTAGTTATTTGCGGAAATTGGAGGCATTGGAAAAGAAAGGAATTACATTGAGTAAAAAATATTCGATGGATAGTAGTTTGGATGAAATGAAAGGAGAATACGAAATGATTAAATCAGAGCGAGAAAAGGACAACAGTAAAAAGTTTCAATCTAAGATGCTGATGGCATTTATTTCAGGAGTCGAGTTTTTAAATAATAAGTTTGACCCTTTTGATTTAAAGTTGGATGGGTGGTCTGAAGCAGTCAATGAAAACATGGACGAATACGATGAGGTATTTGGCGAATTGCATCAAAAATATGGTGGCAAAACAAAGGTTGCTCCAGAGTTGAAATTATTGTTTATGTTGGGAGGCAGTGGGTTGATGCTTCATATGACCAATACGATGTTTAAGTCATCAATGCCTGGAATGGACGATATTATGAGACAGAATCCTGAATTGATGCAACAGTTTACACAGGCAGCGGTAAATACAATGGGAGAAAGTAATCCTGGTTTTGGTAACTTTATGTCGGATTTTTCTAGGGGTGGAAACAACAATAGTATGCCTCCTCCACCAGTTATCCCCCCACGTGGATCTCCGCCTGGTCCTACACAGGAAATGAAGCGAAATCCTCCTAGACAAAACAAAAAGGTAAGTATTTCACGACCAGATATTAGTGCGGCTAGAGGTGGAAATCCAGTATTTAATGATGCTGAAAACATGGATTCAAATTATGGAAGTGCTCGTGCTGAAATGAAGGGACCAGGAGATTTAAGAGACATTCTTGCTGGATTGAAAACCAAAACAATTAATATCAATGAAGGTACAAAAGATGGAAGTACCATTAGTTTACAGGAATTAGAAGAAATCCAATCTATGGATTTGTCTTCTAAGAAAAACAAGATGGTAAAAAGCAAGCGAAAGAAGTCCAACCGCAATGTAGTTAACTTGGGTATTTAATCAGTATACTAATACATGAACATTAAATACGAGACAATACAATATATTACAAAATATAATTATAAATATAAATATATTTTATACACTATACAACTATGGTATTAGGATTTTTATTATATGAAGCAATTGATGTAGCTTATCACGCTACAAAATTAACATTTAATAGCGCGTCTTTTTTATATAATTGGTATTACGATATCAGTATTCATAACTTGGATAATAAAATACAACACGAAGAAGAACATGTTAAATTATTGGAAGATAGGGTGAAGCAATTAGAACATTTATTGGACGTAAGTAGAAATGTTGTTCGAAAAAATGATGTAGATGCCTATTGTGATTCAATATAAGGTATAATAAAGTGTTATGTTACACATTTTATTATATTACATTATAATTTACATTTCTTTCTTGTTTTATTGATTTTATGATTTCGTCGTTTCATAGTCTTTGATTTATGGGTTGTTTTTCGTTTAATTGGTTTATTGTTGTTTTTGTTTCGTCTAGTTTTTCTTCCCCCCTTCTGTTTTAAAATAGATTCTAGTTCAATAAGTTGTCGATTTATCGTTTTAATCTCTTGTTCTTTTTCCCCCAATTCAACTTGTTTCTCAGCAATATACGAATTATGCGGATTTTCCATTGATTGAGAATTTTTTATCTCGGTAGAGATTTCCATTTTTTCATCTTCCATATCATTTATTCTTTTCTTTACTTCTTTTATTTTTTTAGCAGTTTTATTAAATGATTGCTTAATTAGGTTGTCTTCTGATGCGTCTAAATCTATAAACCACTTTTTGTTTGCTATGCCTTTCATAATTGTCTTAAGTTTATCAAATCGATTTGGACAATTTAACACACCCGCATAACTGTTTTTTATTTGCTCACCCAATATATTTCCCAATTTGCCAACAAGAGGTTTTTTGTTCCATTCTTCTTCGGTTATCATCTTAGACTGAAACAGTGTTAAATCCACGTAAATATCGACATCAACTATTTTATTTTTGTTGTCTTCTTGTGGTCGTATTTTAGTATCAAAGAAAAGTCCTGACGGTCTTTTTTGAATGTTGGGCGAGTGAGATATAGAGTATGTAGTTGTATTGTTTGGTTTTATAAGTTTGTTTAAGTCTTTTACATTAGATACAGGTTGATATTTTGCCAGTATAAAATCCAAATTAAATTTTGTGTTTTTTCGTAGACGCTCCAATGTATTTTCTGAAATAACATTATTGAAATTATTCAGTTTTACACCATCGTTAAGCAACTTATTGATATCTACATCATAATGTTCTTTTTCAACATACTTAAACTTTAAAAGTTTATCAGTTGTGACATTTGGTATTGTGTTTGTTATGTTTTCATACTTTTCTTGATATTCATTTAATTCGGCCGGATCAATATATGTTTCAAATGGTTCAAATCGAATAGAGTAAATGTATTTTTTCCGGTCGTAATAATTACGTTTATTTAAGGGGTCTTCGCGAATGCCTGTTACTTTAGCAAGTAGATTGTGGTTGGGATGAGATGGATAATTGTATTTTACGATATCCCCTTCTTTTAATTCGGTGTATTTATCTACTTGTGCATATTTGTCTGCTTCAGAAAGCAACTCTACATTGGATATTTTAAGAGGGAAATACCTTGAACCAGAATAATTGGTTTTATAAAACCATTTTAGATTATATTTTGTTTTTTTGTTTTTTGATTTTGACATTTTGTCGTATTTTGCCTTAAGTTTCTTCATTTTGTTTATTTCGCTTGGGTCACCAGATTCTATAATATTATAAAACACACCGTCTTCCATCTCAATTTCTATATTATATTCGCCTCGAGATATATTTCTTAATGTTTTAAATCCGTCTACGGTCAAGATATTAACTATATTTATATCATAAACTTCGTCTAGTTTTATAATATATTCTGCTCCTATTTCTTCTATAATTTCGCCATCGTCAAACTTAATTTTGAATTTATTTATACCATCGTTATCCATAATAGTCGCCTTGTACCAATTTTCGTTATTTTGTGAAAAAGTTCTTTCAATAACCCTTTTAAGTGGTATAAACTTACTATTGTCCGATAGTGTTATATTTTTTTTAGAGTAATCGAGATACTCTATTCGATCTTCGTCATAATAAGCTACCACGCGGCTAACATTGTTATCAACTAATTTTTTAAACCGTTTTTTGATGAAGTCTTCGTATAACAATGTATCCTTATCTAAAAATAATCTTTTGTCAAAGTCGGTATCAATCGCATTTAGTTCATAAATTGCTTCTGTATTAACTCTTCTAGTAGTGTTTACAATTATACCACTTGTCCGTGAATTGAATTTTTTGTCGATTAATACTATTGTATTGTTTTTTTTTAATATATCCGATCCACTCATAGTTATATTTTAGTTAGATTATTTAACTAAAATATATTTTAATCTATTGATTGAAAATGTAAACAGGGAGAGATGTTTAAACCAATGTTTTAAACTGATTTAATGTTTTTAACATACCCGTATTAATGTGTTGTTGTTTTGCCTTTTTAAGCAACTCTTCTGCTCTTTTTATTTCATCTGGAGTTACTACACCATCTCCATTTAAATCAAGCACATCTTTGTATTTTCTATATTCCAATGGAATAACGCAAAATTGACTATTTTCATTAAATAAAAATTCCGTCATAACAACAAATATAGCAGTAAGTGCCAGAGACATTAGAATATCACGGGTTCCCATCCACGATATTGAAAAGATAAGTATCTGTCTTGCTACGTGGTTTTTAAGGTATTCTTCTTGTGTTTTACTTAATTCAATGGTAATATATTTTGAACCAATATTAAGCATAATCATTACTAAACCAGCAAAAAATTTGCTGTTATTGAGAGACGCTAAATTTTCATTAATTTTTTGAATCATCTTATTTAATATAGTTTGATAAAATGTTTTATTATAGATAAATGTTTATCATTTTTACTGTTTTATTTAGGGATT